AGGACATAATATATCTCCAATGGAAAATGCACAATTAGGAAATCCTACAATAGGCGGTAAAAAAAATTTAACAACATTTAATGATTTATTATCAGCTAGTCATAATAGTAAGTATGGCCCTTTCAATTCTTTAAATAAAAAGGGTACAGGACTAAAAGTAGATCTTTTAGGAAATGATCCAAAAAGTCCAGAAATAGATTTTACTAATTACAGACCATAAGAAAGAAAAATATGATTAAATTATCCGTAATAGCTAAAGGCGTTAAAAAAATAAACGAAGCACCTCAAATGCAAGGTAATCGAGGCGTAGCTTATGATTCAGAGCCTGATACAGAATTGGCCCAAAATTATGTTAGCGATCTATCAGGTATCATTGAACAATTAGAATCATTAGAAGAAGAAATGGCTAGAGAATTTGATAATAGAGCAATGGCAACACAAGATGTATCATATAATCAACAATCAGATTCAATGAGTAGATATATAAGTCAAGCAACTAAAAATATTGAAGGTCTAATTAAAACATTAGAAAGGTATAGTTAATATGAAAAATTGGGAAAATCAATTAATGAATCATATCCTAAATGAAAAATATTTAGGAGAGACGGAAAAACCAAAAATGCAAAAAGAAGATAAAAAAGCATTTCTTTCTGCAGTAGGAAATTTTCATCAAATAGGAGAAATGGTATATAGTAATGCAAAACTAAAAGAAGTTACTAAAACATTAGAAAATATCATACAACAGGCAGAAGCATTAACATTACAAGAATCAGAACATTGGTTTGATAATGTAACTGTATCTAGACATATGAAACAAATGAATGAAGCGTATAAAGTATTTGAGAAGACAGCAACTGAAATGAGTTCATTACAACAAAGATTAGAATCTGCATATGATGATATGGGAACAGTTCTAAACAAATATTATAATGTAAATGGAGCTCTTTCCGAAGATAATCATAATCCAGACGCGCCTGATTCAACTAATTCAGATAACGACGATTTAATGGCTGGAGCTAAAATTGAAGAAGATCAATTTACAGCCGGTGTACATAATCAAGGTCCAGCATTTAATGATCATATGACAGCTACAGATTCAAAAAGATTAAAATAAATTTGGTTATTTGAATTAAAATCATTATATTAGTTATATATTAAAAATAAAGTTACATGGGAAAAAATTACAAACACATACAAATGACACTACCTGGGCATGCATTAGGTGCAAAGGTATTATCATCAAAAAGAAATCCAAATGGCGATATAACATATGCGCTTCAACATTGGAAGAAATTAATGAAGGATTCTAATACATTACAGATTCTAAAAGACAAAAAAGAATTTCAAAAAAAATCTGTAACTAGACGTAGACAACTTCAAAAGGCTAAATATATATCTAGCATACAAGATAACGATTAAATTTCATTATATTTCATTGCTTCCTTGATATATATTATTAATAAAATATACTGAGTATCAATACTCGGTCACTGAATATTATATTAATTCTTATTAAGATTACAAATAATCTTATTTCCAAATTAAATACGAGGAAAAATCGATGAACGATTTATTAAAAGATGCTATTGCAGATGCAAAAGCCGTAAGGGAAACTGCACTAGCGAATGCAAAAGTTGCATTAGAAGAAGCGTTCACCCCAAGACTACAATCAATGTTATCAGCTAAACTTTCTGAAGAAGAAGGTGATGAAGTTGAAATGGACATGGAAGTACCTGCTGAAGAGCCGGCTATGGATATGGCTGTTGAAACTGCTGATGAAGATCCAATGACTACCGAAGGCGACTATGAGAAAAAAGTCGACGAAGACATGGAAGATCCTAAAGTGGATGAAGACATGGAAGATCCTAAAGTGGATGAAGACATGGAAGATTCTAAAGGTGATGATTTAGAACTTGAAGCTATTATTGCTGAATTAGAAAAAGATATCGAAACTGAAGAATTAGATTCTTCTGATATTGGTTCTACTTTAGGTGTTAGCGACGATGCTTCTGAAACTCATACAGAAGATCCAGGTGAAGGTGAGTTAACTGTTGAAGAAGAAGATAAAGAAATGACAAAAGAAGACGATGAGAAAAAAGTCGACGAAGATATTTCTTTAGATGAAATCATCAGTGCATTGACTGAAGAAGAAGGTGATGATAAAGTTAAAGAAGAAGACGAAAAAGAAATGACAAAAGAAGAAGAAGATAAAAAAGATCTTAAAGAAGCTTATACTGTTATTAAATTTTTGAAATCTAAAATTAATGAAGTCAATCTTTTAAATGCAAAATTACTATTTTCGAACAAATTGTTTAGAAACTATCCATTAAACGAATCACAAAAAATGAAAGTAATAGAAAACTTTGATAGAGCTTCTAATTTAAGAGAAGTGAAATTAATTTTTACTACATTGAGTGAGTCTTTTGTGGCTACAAAAACAAAACGTTCAATTAAAGAAAGCTATGCTTCCAAACCAAGTAGATCAACTGCACCTAAGAAAGAAATTCTTTCTGAAGGAAATCAGTTAGCTGCAAGATGGAAAAAATTAGCAAATTTAAAATAATAACAAAGGAAAACAATGAATGTAAATTCTTTATTACCTCATGATCATCAATCAACTCAACAAGAGGTTGCTATTGGCTTAGAAAGCAAATGGGAAAAAACCGGACTGTTAGAAGGAATTGATACCGAGATTGAGAGAAGAGGCATGGCCGTTCTTTTAGAGAACCAAGCCAAGCAATTGGTAACAGAAGCAAATGCTACTGGTACTGATTCAAATGCAGAACAATGGTCGGGTGTTGCCCTTCCACTTGTAAGAAGAATCTTTGCTGAAATAGCAGCAAAAGATTTTGTATCTGTGCAACCAATGAACCTACCATCAGGTCTAGTATTTTTCTTAGATTTCAAATACGGAACTAAGCAAGGTATTGCAAAAGGTGGAACTGCTGCTGGTAATGATTTTATTACTGGTGCCGGAAGAACATCACAGACTGATTCTGTATTTGGTGTAACTGATAAAGATAGAGGAACATCTGCTCCTTCTGAGGGTCTATATGGCGCTGGAAGATTTGGATATTCTATTAATGATGTAACTTCATCATTAACTCTTGCATCAGGTGCTGCTAAAACAGGTTCTATAGCTGCTGGAACTGGTGTATTTACTAACAAAGGCGCAGGAAATCAAGCTGGATTTAATTATTTTACTAATTACAATTCTGAATTATCTGCATCACTTGTTGGTAAAAAGACACAAGTATTATCTATCCCAACTTCAGGAATTCCTGGACATGACCCTAAAGGTATTAGAGCCTTTAATGTTATTGGAACAGGTATTACAACAGTATATCCAGAATTTACAAGATTGGATGAGCAAAATGGAGATCATATACATTTCTTAATTGAAACTGCTGCTACTCCTGCTGTTGCTGGCCCAATCAAAGTAATTTACCAAAAAGCACCATCAGATTCTTCAAGAGGTGATTTTGAAGATCCGTCTGCAGTTGGTAATAACACTGATTCATCTACTAAATTAGATATACCAGAAATTAACCTAGAGTTAAGAAGCGAAGCAATCGTTGCTAAGACAAGAAAATTAAAAGCTATCTGGAGTCCAGAATTTGCTCAAGATTTAAATGCTTATCATTCAATTGATGCTGAAGCTGAATTAACTTCTATGTTATCTGAATATATTTCGCAAGAAATTGATTTAGAGATATTAGACATGTTGATGCAAAATGCTCAAACTGTTGATAGATGGTCTGCAAAAGTTGGTTTTGAATTTGATTCTGCTAGTAATAGCTTTGTCCAATCAAATGCAACTGCTCAAGCATACAACCAAGGTACATGGTTCCAAACTTTAGGAACAAAAGTACAAAAAGTTAGTAATAAAATTCACCAATTAACATTAAGAGGTGGAGCTAATTTCTTGGTATGTTCTCCAACTGTAGCAACTATTTTGGAATCAATTCCAGGATATGCTGCTGATACGGATGGCGATAAAATGCAATTTGCAATGGGTGTTCAAAAAGTAGGTGCTATTAATAATAGATTCCAAGTTTATAAGAATCCTTATATGACTGAGAATGCTATATTAATGGGATATAGAGGATCACAGTTCCTAGAAACAGGTGCTGTTTATGCTCCATATGTACCTTTAATTATGACTCCATTGGTATACGATCCAGATAACTTTACTCCAAGAAAAGGTGTAATGACAAGATATGCTAAGAAAATGGTAAGACCAGAATTCTACGGTAAGATCTTTGTATCTGCATTAGACACTATATAATTATTAATTAATTAATTAGTAACTAAAATAAAGGGAGGCTTCGGCCTCCTTTTTTACTGTAATGTCAAACTCTAACATATTTATAAGAAAAGGATACTATGGCAGCAGGAAGATATTCTTTCACGATAGATCAAGGCGCAACCGTCGATTTTGATATCATCTATAAAACCCCGGCCGGGACAAGAATTGATTTAACAGGATATACTGCATCAATGCAAATAAAAAATGCCCCAGGCGGAAATACCACATACGCATCATTAACAGGCAGTTCAGGTAATATTCCTATTAAAAATGTCTCCGGATCATATATAAGTTTACGAGGAAGTGACTTAGTAACTTCCCCAACATCCGGTAGTTTAGGAGTATATTTAGGACATGCTATAACTAATAATTTTAATTTTGCGGAAGCATCATATGATTTAGAACTAACAAATGGCCCTGAAAAAACTAGATTATTGCAGGGACAAATACAATTAAATAAACAAGTAACAACTATATAAAATGAGTACATCTGTTACTAAAAATATTAGCGAAATAAGTATATCACAACCTACACATACACTCACTATTACAAATAATAATACTGGTAATACAGTTACAGTAACTCCTTTTAATAATCCTAACGTTGAAATACAAGCTGTTGGTGCAACAGGCGGCCCAGGTCCAGCAGGAGCAGATGGAGCAACAGGACCTCCGGGTATAGTATCTAACGCTAGCGGATTATCGATTACAGGCTCAATAATAGTATCTGGCTCAGGCAATATAAATTTCTCTCTTTCAGACGGAGGAGTAACAGGTTCATTTACAGGTTCATTTACAGGCGATGGTAATGGATTAACAAATGTCCCATCAACTAGTATAGTAGGATTAAATTTATCACAAATATCATCAGGTACTGCAACAGCATCCATATCTCAAAATAGTGGATTATTTGTTAATACTAATATTACTTCATCCGGTAATATAAGTAGTAGTGGAATAGTAAAAGCATTTACAGGCTCATTTGGAAGACTAGAAGGATTATCTCCAATAACAATTGGTAGTCCGATTATAATAACTCAAGCAGTTACAGGCTCTGTATTTAGTGGATCATTTGTAGGAGATGGATCTACATTATTGAATATAACAGCTCCTGGAACTTTATCCGGATCTGCACAAATTGCTTCAAATATAAGTGGATCGTTTACATCGGTATCATCTAGCCTAGGCCTTAGAATAACTAATTTAAAAACAGATAGTGGATCATTCAGTACAAGAATAACAGCTAATGAATTAATTACTACAAAAACATTGATATCTGGATCTGCACAAATTGCTTCAAATATAAGTGGATCGTTTACATCACCTAGCTCCTCAATTTCAAGCAGAATAACATTTTTAGAAGGAGGAGGTGCAGTTGGATTCACTGCTGCCGGAATATCGGGATCTCTTGGACCTA